AGTCCTACTTCGTAGGACATCTTCATCCCCGGGTACCCAGTGTTTATATATATGTTTATAAATAATAAAATAATAATTAATAAAAAATATGTATATAAAGACATTTAAGTAAAATAATTATTTCGGAGGAGTTTAAAAATGACTAATGTGACTACGTTTGATGGAGATTTTGATTTTTTAAATATGTTTTACAATTGTAAAGTGACCGTGGGTAAGTTAACATATTTAAATGCATATTCAGCTTTTGTCGCAGCAAAGTGTAAGAATGAAAATGATAAACGTGCTTTTACAAGATTAAATGCTATCAAAGCGAAAAAACGTAATAACACAATAAACAAACGCGATGACTGGGATGACATAAAAGTTGACGTTATGAAGGATATACAACGTGCGAAGTTCGACCAGAACCCTGAATTAAAAAAGAAATTAATGAGCATTGATGGAATGATAGAAAACAGGGTTATGTATACGGATACATTCTGGTCAAAGAATATGATACATAATAAAGGTAAAAATATGTTAGGAAAAATCTTAATGGAATTAAGAGATGAATATAATCAACAAGAAGATGAGAAGGTTTAAACCTTCTCATCTTATATGTTTTTTTATTGCAGCTACACTATAATAATTAATAATTTAAAAAAATAATTGGAGGTTTTATATAATGAAAAATACTAAACGTAAACAATATTATAAGATTCATATAGATCCTGAAGATGTATTAACTGAAGACGAATTAAGAGAACAGGTGTATGGACAAAGGAAACTTACACCATTTGAATGTATCGGTGTAGAACTATCTCACGGATATTTCAATGCTTGGTTAGTATTAATAATAACTTTAATATCTCTACTTTTTGGTATTCTGATTGGCAGCCTAGATGCGTCAAGACGTTTTGATATACCAATATCAGAGGTATTATCTTTGAGCTTATCAAAATCTGATTTAAGAGTGGTGCCTGTTGATAATTCCGGACAGCAATCTGACACGGATGATGTCTCAACTAATACAGAACCTATAACAGAGAAATTGAATTTAGATGGTTTTAATGGTACTATAAATGTGTATTATGACCAAGTTCATATAGGTGATGTTATTGAAGGTTCATATTCAGACAACACATCAAAGGACAATCAATATATAAATGTGGATCCCACAGTATCATCTACATCACAATTAGGAAAAGCTAATGATAATGATGATACAAAAGTCAATGATTCAGAAATTGTTACTACTCCGATTTTATATCCAAGAAAATCGAATGATAGTACTACATATAGTCGTGAGACTAATTTGACTCTGAATATTGATAAAACGTCGTATAACGACAAATTACCCGAAGATGATTCGGACAATTCTGAGCAAAATATCATAAATGCCTCTGGTCAGGATACTGAAGATAACGTAACCATTGGAGAATCATTACCAATCACAAGGCCAAGTGAATTGGATAATTGTGAACCCGATGATTGTGTTATAGGAGATTCGTCTCAATTATTAGATAATGATGTTTCATCAAACCCTAGTAATTCAGACAGGTCTCCACTTTGGTATGAGGTTGTTTGCAATCTATTTTATGCGTCATTCATCATATTTCTTTTGATTTTTATTAATAAAAAGAAAAAACAAATATAATGAATAAACTAGTATATTTATAACTAGAAATTATAAATTGCTATAGCGTAACTTTAAGACCATGCGAAAAAAATAATAGAAGTATGAGAGTGACGACTCTCATACTTCATCTTTTGTTTTAACAACATTGATTAAGAACTTTTGCATATTTGTTATTAAGAATTTCAATACCCTTATTCTTAATATTTATAGCAGCGTTCTTATCTCTGTTATGTTTATATCCACATACGGGACACTCAAAATCTCTAAGTTTACATAAAGAATTAAATCCTATGAAGTTAGCATATATAGGAATATCTTTTAATAATGATAGATAACCTTTATCATCAAATGATGCATTCTTAACATCATTCTGAGTAACTCTATTTAATTGATAATTAGGGAAATTTGCATTATGTCTTTTGATTTCTTGATTACATATTAATGTAGCTAATTCGTAATCAGGACGTGGTTTAGAAATAACTAATCTAACTTTGTTGTTAATCTTATGTAAAGACTTATTAATAGTATATTCGTCTTTCCATTTTAACTTCTCAGATGTATTATGTTTATCTAACCATTCTGCTCTGTCAAATTCTATACCTGTTTTTGAACAACGATATGTAGAAACCCAACCTTTAGGAGTTTGAACTAAGATTATACCTCTTTCTTTACACATAGTTTTTAAAAGGTTTTGGGTTTCATCAATCATACAAGTATATCCTTTTGTTATCTTTTTCCAAGCTGCATGCATTTCATCAGAATTCTTATTACATTTACGCTTTTTGCATAAATAGTTATATTCTTTCCAGCCTTCATCTAGTAATTGTCTAGATACTTCTAAGTCATGCTCCATTACGAAAACTTCTATATCATTCTCATCAAATAGTTGGTCGAGAAATGCTTTGAGGAAAAACATTCTTCCTTTTCTAATATGATTTATCTTTTCAAAGTATTCATCATATTCTTTACTACCTCTAATTTGAGGATTCTCTTTACACCATGTAACTAAACCAACGTATTTGTCATTATAGAAATTATAGAATCCTTTGAATTTATTATTAATAACAACAGGATTACTGAATGTTAGTAATTGAGTTTGACCAATATCCACAGCAAGTATCTTACCGTCGTTGTTCATGTCTTGTAATACAGTACATACGTTTTTAGGATTCATTGTAGCTTCACAAAGTTCTTTCATTTTATTTTCCTCCATTTTTTTAAAAAATATATGTGGACACGGTGTATGTGTCCACATTAGTTCCTTTAGTAATTACAGTCTACTGATGATAAATCATCGTATACTAGCTCCTCGGTATTAAGGTTCATAACATTTTGCCAATCAGTTTTATCAAGAACGTTGTTTTGATATAAAACAAAGTTCATGAAATCTGTTAATTTCTTAGAATCGTTTAAACCTGCAAAGTATATACAAGTATATGCACATACTCTTGCAATCGTTTTACTCTTTGGTTCGTTGTTATGTAACGACACTATGATGAGACGGTTTGTCAAATCTTTCATGTCTAACGATATATCGTTATTAAATAATTTGTATAAATCACTAAATCCTAGCGTTCTACAAATATTGAATTCATATCGTTGCATTATTTTTTCATCCATAGTCATATTAATACCTCATTTCTTTGTTCTACACAGTGAAATTAATCGTTGTTAATACAATATCCAAAACCTTCATCTAATTCTTTTTCTATATCATAGATAGGTTTTAGAGATTTATAATCAATATATTTCACCAAAGTTTTAATAACCTCTTTTCTGTCCCTATTCAAAATGTCCATTACAATGTTAATTGAGTGTTTTTCTTCTCGAGTTATAATGGAATTTTTACAACTCATCAATACACCCTCAGCTATTTGCATAGGTCTTATAACAGATGCTATGATTTCTATAGCAGTATTATAATACTTTGCAGGTATTAGTGAATCACCCATTTGTAGTAATTGAAGTTCATTGTAATTAGGGTCAGAGATAGCTAATGTTTCTGATATCTTTTCATATCTAGTATTATTGATGAGGCAGAATGATTCCGCCTCATCTTTACAACTAGTATAAGCAATTGTATCAGAATCGATATCGAATATTCTGTAGACTTTCATTTTAAAACTCCTTTTTCTGTGAATAGAAAGAGATTTTTATTATATTAATCTCTTTCCCTAGGTCAGCTGGACTAATTGGACGCTGCCTGATCTTTTTCATTAACTGACGCATTAATACCTTGTAAGGTACATTAATACCAGTTATGTGACTAGTAGTCATGAATGCTAAGAATGAAGCGTTTTCAGCTGTACCATAATTATCCGTATAACGTAATGGAATCTTTTTAAGCTTCTCATATTCTCGGATACATCTAGCTTTAAACTTCTTAGCTTCTCTACTAGACATGCTTATAGTAATGTTTCTGTTGTAGAAAGATTTCTCAGCAGTATCTATTATTATAAATAGATTGTCTCTTAGTTCCTTCTCTTCGTCGTTTAGCTTTTCTTTCTTGAAATTTAACATAAAAATTACCTCCATAATTTTTTATTTTTACATGAATATAACGTATCATCATTTTTTACTTTTGGGACATTAACTTAATTAATAGACCACAATGAAAGGATTGATAATATGTCAAGAGAAATAGATAGTTTTCCATTTAACAAGACAGTACCATATCGAGCATATCTTCCTTCTAAGGATAAAGATGGTAAACGTGGATATGGAAATTTAGTATTTCTAATGAATTCCGATATTACTGGTGAAATAAATACAATAAACGATAAAGTTAATATGATTAACTATGGAAATACATATAGAAGATATTTTACACCATTGAGAATTAGAGGAAAGCTTGGAAGTAAGACTGTAAATTACTATGAGCCAAGTATGAGAAAAACTGAATATGATCTAATAAAAAAACGTTGTAATATAATAAAAGAAACGCCTATTCAGACGCTAGATAAGCTAAGTAATAAGAATTGTTATTTTGGAATGCATAGTTACTTAAGTTTATATAATAAAACTACTACTAAGATGAATCTTGGTAGAAAGGTTAGCATTTTTTGGACATATATGAATTTAATATGGCATTCATCACAGACTAATAACTATGATAGAAAATTTGTATTAATAAACCTAGACCAACTTGATCCTTGGAGTAAGAATCCGAAGGTTGATATTGATAATATATCATATATGATATATTATAGTATTTATCGATATCCTCAGTTTATACCTGATGCATTAAGTGATATAACTTTCATATTATATACTGGTAAAGGTCTTATGAAGATTAATCTAATAGAATTAAAGAAGATGGGTAATAGTGGTAAAGAAATATACAGACGTGAAATTATGAAACTTATGCGTACATCAACAAAACGATATGAAGTTGACGATGTATATGAAGAAGAAACAAAGGCTGTATATAATGAAGTAAAATCTCATCTTGCACAAAGATATAAATTCATCGGTGATGCAGAGGATTCTGACGATTCAGAAAAATCATCAGATGAAGAAATGATTGAAGAACGTGTCGATAAAATTACGAAAGATATATGTGATGAATACGATGATGAAGATGTTGATACTAAAGTAGATGTTGTTGATTCACTCATTGATGACAAAATCGAAGAAGATGAAGAATTAGTATCTGCAATGTATACTGTTGCTCAAAAGCAAAAGATGCCAACAAAACCAGTATCTTCTGCACGTGATAAGATGTTGCTTGAAAAACAAAAAGATATTGAAGTACAAGGTATGAAACTAAAGGATATAAATAAAATAAAAGCTTCTGAAGTTAAAATACCTGAGAATGACATATCCAATCAAATAAGAACAACTAATGAAACTGTAAAAAAAATCAAATATGCAAATTTTGATAAGACCTATATCACACAAGTTATGAAAAAAGACCTTGTATCAGCATTTGAATGCCTAAATGATAAAAGTATACCTGTGTATATTAGAGACATCCAAGTTGAAGATACTTCTGACCCTAATAACTTAAAAGAAACATGGACTGTATTAGTTGAAGACGCCAACAGACAACGTCAGACTATTAAGGTAGACATACCTAAGTTTATTGATAATAGATTTCTATTCTTAGGCGGTAATAAAGTTATTATACTAAAACAGAACTTCTTCTATCCTGTTGTTAAAACTGGTCCTACAACAGTGCAGATGGTTACAAATTACAACAAGATGTTCTTAAACAGATATGACAAAAAGAATACTGCAGCTATAGAAAGATTCAATACACTAGTAAAGAATTCACCAGAAATGATTGGTAAAAATGTTGTTGCTGGTAGTGTACTCCATGCTAATGCAAATCACGTTACAACAGTTGAAATGGATCAATTAGCTAAGCAATATTCTTCATTTGCATTTGGTGATTTAAAGTTATCATTTAACGTTGACCATGCTACATCATTAGCAAAAATATCAACACCAGACCCATCTTATCCATGTATAGGTGTACTTGGTAAAAATCCTGTGTTAGTAGATGTAAATACAGGATATATTAAAGGTACAAAAAAGACTATAATGGAATTAGTTGAAGAAAATATGGATGATGATATGAGAAGTAAGTATCAATCTATTAAATCACCTAAAGCTGTATCATATACAGAATGTAAAATCATGGCTCAATGGATACCATTAATTTCATTATTAGGTTACTGGGAAGGATTAACTACTGTATTACGTAAAGCTAATATTAAAGTTACAACAACTGATAAACATCCTGTATTATCATCAAGAGAAAGTGCTATACGATTCAATGACTGTTGGATGGTATATGACGATGCTTTATCAAATGGATTACTAATTAATGGTTTAAAGAAATTAGATACAGAAAATTATTCAATAGCAGACTTTGATGGCCCAGAACCATATGTTGAATATTTTACTAAAAAATATGGTAAGCAAGCTATAATAAATACATTAATAAACGCATATGAATTTATGATAGACCCAATAACTTTAGAAGTACTTAATGATATAGGCTTACCTAAGGATTTAGTAGAACTATGTATATATGCTAATAATCTTATGGCTGATAATGACTATAAGGAAGAAACTGACCAGTCTATTTGTAGAGTAAGGTCTAATGAAATTATAGCTGGTATACTATATAAAGAAATATCCAATGCATATATTAATTATAGAAATAGTAATGGTAAAAAGAAATTATCATTACAAAAAGATGCAGTTATTAAGCATCTATTAAGCATACCAACAGTAAAAGACTATTCAACATTAAATCCAGGTACAGACGTAGCCGATGCTAGAGCTGTATCATCTAAGGGCTTTGTTGGTAATAACTTATCTCGTTCTTATACGTTAAAAAAGCGTTGTTATAATGAAAATATGAGAGGCGTTGTTGTACCAGTTACAACAAACGATGGTAACGTTGGTGTTAATAGGTTTTTAGCGTATGAACCAAATATCATGAATGCAAGAGGTTATTGCAAGATAACCAAAGATGAATCTGAGTTAAATGTAGCTAATATGCAAACTGCAGTAGACTTAATGTATCCATTAACAGAAATGCATGATGACGCTAATCGATCTTCAATGACTATTAAACAAACAACACACATGGTTCCAACAAAAAAGATGACACCAGTATTAGTATCAAACGGTGCTGAACAAACTATGCGTTTTAATGTATCTTCAGACTTTGCAGTTAATGCAAAAGATGATGGTATTGTTAAGGATTATGATGAAAAAAATGGACTATTGATAGTCCAATATAAGAATGGTAAAAATGAGGTTGTTAATATAGGTCCTAATATGTCAAAGAATGGTGGCGGTGGTTTCTATATGAACCAACAGAAGACTACCAACTTACGTACTGGTGATAAATTTAAGAAGAACGATTGTTTAGCTTGGCATAAAGACTATTTTACATACGATCCAATATTTGGACCTCGTTTAAATGCTGGTACATTAGTAAAAATGGCTATTACAACTGCTGACTCAACATACGAAGACTCATCTATCGTTACTAGAAAGATAGCCGATGAAATGACTACTTCAGTTGCATTTAAGAAATCTATAGTTATAGGTAAGAATGCAAACTTAGAGTATCTTGTAAACGTTGGTGACCATGTTGATGTAGGTGATGTTTTATGTCAATTTGATACATCGTTTGAGGATAATGAGTTAAATAAATTGCTAAAGAATATATCAGATGATTTACAAGAAGAAGTATTAGCTAATACAAAAAATACAGTAAAAGCTAAGCATGTAGGTACTATAGCTGATATTAAGATATATTCACCATTGGAAGTATCTGAATTATCACCTTCATTACAGAAGTACTGTAATAAATATTATAACAAGATTAAGTCTAAGTATAATAAAGTAAAATCATATGCTAATAGTGAAGAAGAGAAGAAATCAGCATACTGTTGTGACTACTTAATGAATGAAGCAACAGGTAAAGTTGAGACTAACGCATATGGTGTTCTTAAAGGTGAGAAAGTTGGAGATGATTCCATATTAATTGAAATATACATCGAACACGCCGATGTTGTCGGAACTGGGGATAAACTAACTGTTTATGGTGCATTAAAGTCAACTGTAGGAACAGTTGTACCTACTGGTCTTGAACCATTCAGTGAATACAGACCAGAAGAGGAATTATCCTATATACTAGCATCCAATAGTGTACTAAAAAGAATGGTTTCATCAGTTCCATTAGTTATGTTAACGAATAAAGTATTAATTGAATTAAAACGCAAACTAAGTGATATTTATTATGACAGATAAAAAAATAGAGTAGTATGGATTTCTCCATACTACTCTATTTAAATAGAAAACGTTATTATGAAAACCTTAAATATTTAAAATCTTATTAAAATGTTAATAAAAAAATATGTGCGAGATGGCTCGCACATATTAAAAATGAAAGAAATATTTCCAATGAAATGAATCAAATAATTACCTATTATAATGTTGTTTCATTATTGTAGTTTTTTCTTCTCTTTTAAATACGAAGGGCAGCTTGATGAAGCCTTTAATTTCTTATGAGGCTTCATGAAAGTTTGATAGATGTTGATGTTTCCATCTGCATCTTTTAGCTTTGAAGTCTTTTCCTTCGCTTCTACGTTGACAAGTTCTAATGAACCCTTGAATCCCATTCTAGGAACAAAGTCAAATTTATTACCTTCATCAATATACTTATAGATACAGGTACATATAAATTCGTATAGACCATCAACATTAGTAAATTGGAAATCACTAGTCATAACCTTTTCGGATTCAAACTTATCAACTCCGAATTGTTCTAGTAACTTCTTACAGAACTTTCTAAAGTTCTTGGATACTGCAACTTCAGATACAGTGTATCCTTCTTCTTTAGCTTTAGAAATCTTAACAACTCCTATTGAATAATCAGGGTTATTAAGGATATCTTTGATGTTCTTGTTAAATTCTTCTTTGTTAAATCTTGCCATAATTATACCTCCAAAATATAGCTTTTTTATATTAATGTTAAAGGGTAATATTTTTATCCTTTAATCATCTAATTCAGTATCAGATAATGATGACATAGCAATTCCACCATCTCTATCATCGTTTAGTTTAGAATAATGAACTGCTAGTCTATCACAGTAATTATTGAATTCATTGGTTGAATGGCCTTTGAGCCAATTGAATTGAATAGTTGTAGAATTCATATTCATATCGTTTAAGATAGATTCAATCAGTTCTCTATTCTTAACAGATTCGCCTGATGAATTTATCCAGTCAGTCATTATCCATTTTTCAAACCAGACAGTAAGGCAATTAATAGCATATTTACTATCGCTATAAATATTAATTGATATGTCATAATCATTTAAGTCTTTTATCTTATCAAATGCCGATGCAATATTAGTATATTTATCATCAATCTCACTCATGAAAGATATAAGTTTTCGTAAATTAGATTGTGGATTATCGATACTTTTTATAGCTTTTATTGCATCATGTATTGCCATGAGTTCCATAATATTATTAGTAGTTGACTTACGACTACCAAGAACTACAACAAAGTTATCTTTGGTCAATCCTAACTCTTCGCAAAGGATTATTCCACAATAACCACCTTGTCCTGGATTACCGGAGCATGCACCATCAGTATAAACAGTAAAATTTAATTTCATAATAAACACCCTTTCTTACATCATAGATATACGAAAAATATATTCATAAATCTTATCGGCTTTATCTACAAATGTATCTACTCTTGACTTTGGTAAGTATCTATAAAATATACCTACACAAGATACTAATCCTAAAGCAGCATACATTAAATCACGTACTGCTTCATAATCATCTTCGGAATATTCATATTCTTCGGAATTAGTATATAACGCCGGTAGTACTTTTATAACCGATTTATCGAAATTAATTACATTATGTCTTATTTCTAATAAATCAATATTATGTGAGTTAAGCACTTCTTGTGTTTTAAAATACTTAGATATTTCACTAAATCTAATACTTTGAATATCATCAAATATATTAAATAGTGAAGGGAGACGTTTATAAACGTTTATAGATTTCATATTAACCACCTTTTAAAAATTAATTGATTTATCGCTTCTACGTAACTTATCAATTTCGTCAGTTTTATAACCTTCCTCATCAAGGTATAATTTGACGATTTGCTCTATGGATTTCCAATTACCGTTGGATAAGTACCTTAATCCAGCTTTAAGAAATCTATCTTGTTCTTCTTGAGATGCTCTTCCTTGCCCCTCAAGTTCTGCTAGACGCTTGCGTTTGTATAAACCTTTCATTATACATACCTCCTTATATTTAAAGTTAAAATCTATTAACTTCTACGTATATAATGTATCATTATAATTACATTTAAATGAGCGTCAAAATGCGACCAAAAACACTATAGTAAATTTAGCATCTTAACTGAAAGGGGACTTTAGATATGGCAGATAAGAATAAAAATAAACGACCTTCTACAATGGTACGTAGAACGGTCCCTAATACATATTGGTTAAATAATGCTATGAAATCTATAGGTATGGGTTTAGTAGACTACGCTGAAAAAACTATACCTAATATTTCATATATGTCAACAACTGCAGCAACGGAGGCTGCAGAATATATAAGAAATCAGAAAAAAGATAAAAGTGCATTAGAAAAAATCGTCGCTGATATGAAAAATAGTGACGTTGTACAAGGAGCACAAGAAGTATTTAAAAATGCTATAACTGATCTTAAATCAGGTAAATTTAGTGATAATGATAGAGAAGCTGGTGATATGTTTGGCTTCGATTCATTAAACGAAGCACTAGATGAATTTAATGATATAGACTTCTCAGATTTTGGTGATGACGAAGATGATGAAGGACAAACTATACAAGTCAACAATGATAATCGTATTAACGTTGTAAATAATTCAGCAACTAAATTAGCTGAACCAATCGTAACAACTATGCAACAGGTTGGAAAAAGTCAAGTACAAGCAACTGCCGCAATTAGTACAGAATTAGTTGAAATAGGTAGTAAAATATTATTCCAATCTTCTAGACAGAGTGAAGCTACTCTTGAAAAACTTTCATCAATTGATAGTAGATTAGCAGCTATTAACGAATTTAATAATACAACTATGTCTAAGTTTGCTGAAGTATCTACTGCATATTATGAAGCTATACTAAAGAAGAAAAATGAAGATGAAGAAACAGAATCTCCAGATGCATTATATAGCGATGGTAAACTTAACATAAAGACATATTTAGGAGGTATGAAAGACGAATTTACCAAAAGCGTTGGTAAATTAGGAGACGGTGTTGCTGGATTAATAATGTCAATGGCACCTCAAATAATTGAGGGTATTAAACAAAATCCTATCGGTACACTGATTGAAACATCTTTGGATGAACTATTACCAAGTATAACTCGAGCATCAATAAAATCACTCGATAAAGCATTTGGTGAATTTGTACCGGCAGCATTAGTAAAAATGGCTGATTGGCAATATAAAGGAAATAATGAAATTGTCGGTGGAATACTAGAAACTTTAGTTCATACATTAGGTAGAAAGGATGAGGTTAACAAATCCCTATCTATCCGTGGTGTTAAAAATGAAGTTGTACAGTGGGATAAACATTCCAAGCATACCTTAGTCGATACTATTCCTAAATATTTACGTGAAATATCAGCATATACACGTGCAACAGCACAAGCTATAACAGGTTCTTCAAGAGAACAACTTGACAATCAAGCTGAAATATTTAACTTCAAAAAAGGTACATATGAAACTAAGAAAGAATTAAAGGATAGCTATTTTGGAGCATTAGATAATGCAGCAACATCAGGATTTAATGGTTCTTCTTTTGAAAAAGAAGTGCTTGGAGTTATGGCTCGTATACAAGATGATAAACAACGTCGTGACTTCGACAACATCATTCAAGAAATGATGATTAGATTAACTGTAGACGACCAAAGGAACTATGGTGCAACATCTATAGATACAATAAATCAACCTGCTGCTGTAAACGCAATGGTTGATTCATTAAACGGTAACGCTACGTCTAAGGAAATGCTAAAAGCAACATTAGCTTCATTAAGTAATGAAGCTCGTTTATCTGTAACTAAAGCTCAACAAGATTCTGTTAGAGCTTATAATGAATTATTAAAAGACATAAACGAAAATCAGGAAAGTTATAAAATCTCAGATATATACAGTGATACAACTTTAAATACTGATGTCGTTTATGATGACATGTTAAAATGGCGTAGAGGAAAACAGAAGACTTCCCCTGCTAAAATTGAACCTAAGCAAAATATAAAGAATAGCTTAGGCAATACAAGTATTGGTATAATTGGTGATATTCGTTCGATATTATTAAGAGGTATTAATGTAAGAATTGATAGAAGGAGCAGAAAGCTTTACGATTTAACAATTCCACCTAGCATTGAAAATCTTAATGGTCAACCTATACCACCATCAATTCAACCTCAAGGTAGTACAAGTAAAAAGAAAAAGAAGAAAAAAGGACAACAAGAAGCTGCAGAAGATAGAGTTCAAATGTCAAATGAAGAGATTCAAGCTTTCGTATCCGAATCATTGTCAAGTAGTAGAGAAGATGAGTTCGATGATATACTTAAAGATACTTCCAGTATCTTCGGTGACGATTTAGACAACTCGCAGACATTTGGTGCAAGACGTCGACGTACTAATGAAGCCGTTGAACGATATACTACTAAAGGTAAAGACTTAATGCATGCTATGATATATGGCAATGCTAATGATTTAGTAAATCAAATAATCGCTGATGTTACTGATAAAGCTATGGATATGGGTACAACAGTCGTTAAGAAATTTGTAACACCAGTTGTTGATCATGTTACTAAAGATGATGAAGAAACTGGACGTAAATCAATTGCTACATTAGTTTCAGATCAAGTAAATGATGTTGTTGGTGAAACTCAACATGTATTATTTGGCAAAGGTTATACTAAATCGGATGGCACTAAAGTTGAAGCTGCTACTGGTGAAGAATTAGATAATACTGTTGCTGGTGGTATTAAGAAGACTTTTAAAACTGTTACCGATGGTATCGGTGAATACATCTTTGGTAAAGATAATCCAGATGGAGAATCTGATGGTAAGACCAGTGTAATTGCAAAGTTAAAAAATGAAACTGCTGCAGGTTTTGTCGAATGGCGTAATATGGTATTTGGTACTGAAACCGAAAATACACCTAAAGCTAGACAAGAAGCAATAGAACGTGTACAAAGGTTTACAATAAAAGCTATACCAAACGCTGCACTTGGTGCACTTGGAAGTGCTGGATTAGGAATGATTGCAGGTAACTCACTATTAGGTGCTGCTGCAGGTGGACCTGTTGGTGCTATATTAGGTAGTGGTTTAGCAATAGCAATGAGTTCTGACTCATTTAGGGAAAAAGTATTTGGTAAAGAAGATGAAGAAACTGGAGATTGGATAGATGGTGTAATTCCTAAATCTACTCAAACTTGGTTTAAAGAAAATAGTAAAACCATTGCAGGTGGTGCCGCATTAGGTGGATTAAAATCTATAGTAATGGGTAGTTCTGGTGGACTATTAGGTTCATTAGTAGGTGGTCCATTAGCAGGTGCTGTATTAGGTGCAGGTTTTGCATTCGTTAAAAAATCAGAAGGATTCCAAAAATTCTTATATGGCGAAGATATCAAGGATGATAATGGTAACGTAATTCGACATGTTGAAGGTGCTTTAGGTAGACTTGGTTTCCGTGGAGCTTCTCCTGAAACTATGGAAAAAGCTAAACGTATGGGATTAACAGGTGCCGTTGGTGGTGGTGTAATAGGTGCAATTATGTTAAATCCTATACTTGGTGCATCACTAGGCTTGGCATCTGGTTTACTAGCAAGTAATGAGAAATTCCAAGAACTAATGTTTGGTAAAAAGGGACCTGACGGTAAACGTGACAGAAACACATCTATTTTCGGTAAAATTCAAAACTTCTTAAAGGTTGGTGTATTTAATCCTATAAGTAGTAGTATTAGACATTTTGGTCAAATGGTAGGACACCATCTAAAGTATAGTATACTTACACCAATATCTATCGCTCTTCAACCACTATTTTCAGCAATAGGACGTTTAGGAAGAAACGTTAAAGGATTAATACATAATGTATTTGTTGCTATCACATCCCCATTCAGATGGATAGCTAAGAAGATATATAATAAACTATTTAAAGGTAAATTAGCAAAAGCTATTGGTAATCTTATTAGAATACCAATCGGATTAGGTAAAAGAATATTTGGTCTATTTTCCAACATGGCAAGAGGTGCACAATATATTTTAGCCAGTGGTTCTGCTATTGGTAATACTCTTGGTACTGTTAGAAATAGAGTACTAGGTAGTTTAACTTCTAAAGATGGTATAACAGCTAACACAACCAATGAAGATGGTACAGTAAAAACTGGATTAGGATATGTTAAGGGTGTTGGTAAGGGTATTTTACAGAACGTTAAGACATCATTCCAATACGCAACTAACCATGATAACATGTTAACAGATGCTATTATTGATGAAAATGGAGCTCTTGCTGGAGATACATTTAGACAGATAGCTGAAAATGAAAAGGCTAGAAAGGCTGATTTTGCACGAATTCAAGAAGACCACAAATGGCGTAAAGCGAATGATATTTATCAAGCAGCACTAAGTGGTGCACTTGGATATACAATTCGTCCTAATAAATATGGCGTAATTGATATGCAAGAATTTGATGATAAGATACGTAACCGTTCAACTGAACTTGCTGATAAACATAATAGAAGTCTTGCTGGTGTACTTGGTCACCGTGATGCATCATATTATGAAGAGCAACTTCGTAAGAGTATCAATAAGAGCTCTAAGGGTGCATTTAAGCTAATGGGTGTTGATAATCTTGAAGACTTCAATGAAAAGATGATGGCTAGAATTGACCCTAATAGTGGTAAGTCAATAGCCGAAATGATGTCTAATAAAGATAGTGACCGTCAAGCTAAAGAATATAGAGATAAAGTTGTAAGCAACTTATCCGATGTAAATGCAGATACTGATAGTATCCTTGAGCAATTAATTCAAATACGTGCTCACCAAATGACACAAAATGGTGAAGGTGATCCTGAAGCTGTTGCTGCCGGATTAAGACGTCAAATGAATAAAATACGTAATGTATTTAATAAAACTAAAGGTGACGTAAATGAAAAACGTGCAGCAGTATACGCAAAGTTCTCAGCAACCCGTGATGAACGAGACAATACATCTAGGTTAAATGAAGAAGATGAAACTGAATCTCAAGAATCAGTTATCCCTCAAGTTAGCTTCAGTAATGACGTTGAAGATAACCCTGAAGGATACGCAAAGGGTACAAAGTCAGCAAAGAAGGGTGTTGCTGTAGTTGGTGAAAACGGTCCAGAACTTGTAAACTTCAAGGGTGGAGAATCAGTAGTACCATCTAATAAAATTGGTAAAGCGTTAAAGAAATCTACAAATCTTGATGCTCAATTGATGAAGATGAAACCTCAGCAACTATCTATTCAAGAAAGAATTCTTGCAGCTGTATTGACTATTAGAAGTAGCATTCTTAATCAAGACCCAAATAAACCATTTAACTACAACACATTTAGAAAAATTGTAAAGAGTGGTCAAACAGCTCTTAGTACTGCAGCTGCTGCTGGTAGCGGTATAGCTAAAGTAGCAAGTGGTACAGCAGACGTTGCTAAAAAGGCTGTAGATGGAGTTGGTAATGCAATAAGTGGTGCTGCGGATATACTAACGTCTCCATCAAAAGATGGTAAAGATGTTACTAATTTCTCAGAAGTTGTTGATTTATTTAGTGCTACTGAAGATATCAAATCAGAGCAAGAAAAAGAAACTTCTAAGGAAATAGCTGAAGAGCAAGAAAAAGAAAATACCAAAAAGGAAAATCGTGAAAAAGCTACAGCTAAATCATATCAAAACATGCAAGCACGTGCTAAAGAAGAAGCAACTAAACTTGCTCCTATCCAAATGGCACAGACATTAAACCAAATTCAGAGTGACAACCAAAAACAACATTCTGTATGGCGTTCTGTATTTAGTAAAGATGGTTTAATTGCTGGTTTATTAATACCAGGTATACCTTTATTACTAAAATTAATAAAGAAAATACTAAGCTTCAACTTAAACGATGCCCTAGAATCAATAAGTGGTTCGATATTCAAAGGACTCGGTACTTTAATAAAGGCTACAGGAACTGGAGTTTCATCATTCCTTGGTAGCATATTCGAACAGTTCACTTACAATACGGAACATGCTGGTACAGATGCTGAAGGAAAATCTAAAGATGGTCAAGGTTTAATCGAACAACTCGGCAACGGTGTAAAAAATGTATTCAGTACCGTTGGTAATTCAGTTGGAGGTTTATGGGACGTTGCTGGTGGTACCGTTCAAAACCCATTAAGTTTATTTAATAATACTAGACGTAATGAGGGTATAAATGAATTTATAAGTGCATCACATGATAGTGAAAAAACTGGAGATTTGGCCATAAATAGCAAAACTGGTGCTGTAATGAATTTAGGAGTCAAGGTTGCAAGATCAGGTCAAAAAAAGGTGGCTAAAATAGAAACGAAATTAGCAGCCGATGTTGCAGATAATTCCATCCTATCGAAAGCTATTTCATTTGTAACATCATTCATTAAAAAGGTTGGTAATGCTGTATTAAGTAAACTTGGTAATGGACTAATGAACATCGATATAGTTTCTAGTACAGTTCATAAATGTAGTGAATTAATTAACAAGTTAGCTGGTACAGAGGCGGTACAATGGTTATCAACAAAACTAGCATGGGTTTCTGCAAAAGTAGGTGCAATGGCTTCATCTGTAGTCGGATTACTAGCAAATGATACTGTTTTTGCAGTAGCAGGTGGTCTTGATAGAGCAACTGCAACAGCAAAATTATTCCAAGTTGATAAGAAATATGTTAGTAAGCATCCATTAATGGTCATAATATCCGCTGCACTTGGTACATTCCTTTCAACATCAATAGGTATGTATATTGACGTAATAGCGTCTGTAGTTGAAACTGCATTAGGTATGGATTTAATTGGTCATGCTGCGGTTGGAATATATAATGCCGTATGTGCTGTAAATGGTAATGCGGATGATATAGCAGAACTTGATTCTGCACAAGAAGACTGGAAAGGTGAATACGAAGATTATGCTAGTACATCTCGTTCAGAACAAACTGATTTATATAACAAGGTACATGGTACAAACTATACAGTCGATGAATACTTAGCAGGTATTGAAGATGGTTCTATAAGCGATGGCGGTACTGATATTGAAAGTTTCAATGACTGGAATGCTAGAGAAAATGCATCAGTAATGACTAAAGTCGGAAATGGTGCAATGACAGTACTTAGTGATATAATTAATAAAGAATATTCAGCAACTTATACTAACCAAAATGGCGAGACATTTACACTTGTTAGAAATCATGAGGGTACATTTGATGTATATGACGCTAATGGTGAAAAGCAAGATAGTACATTAAATAACCTTCCTGAAGGTGCTATAATGAACACCACTAAGGATGAAAGATATCAAAACGCCGCTGTTCAAAATTCCGAATTTGCTAATAAGACTTATACTAGTGCAGACGGTAAGAAGTATTATATATTCAATGGTATATCATTTGATGAATACAGTGTATCTAGCAATAGACGTAACCATAGTTATACAGTATCTGTAGACCAGATGATTGCTAAGGTAAATTCTGGTGAAGTCATAAACGAAGACATTGGTTCTGTAAGTATCCTTAATAAGTATGGTAATGGCAGAGTATGGACAAATAAAAATGGTGATAGATTCATGCTTGATGACCAGTACTATATCTCTCGTGGTGGAGAACGTTGGATAATGTTTAATAAGAATGGTGAGGTTGTACGTATAATTGACCCTACCGATAAGGCTAATCTTGCTAATTTACACAAAGCAATAAATGATGGTGAACTAACACAGTCTAATACTGGTAACTTATATAATATAACAAGAGATAGTACTGCTTACGAAGATAGTGGTTTAGGTGCAGGTGCAGTTGGTCAAACTGGTGTAGACTACTTCTCTAAGTATATGGATAATTTATCTTCACAATCTGAAATAATTGGTAGTGCTGAAGAATTAGATTATTCTGAAACTGATACTAGTGTTGAACCTACAAAGCTATTAACAGCAAATGATGCAGTAATTAAAAAGAATAAAAACGCTAATGATGCATTATGGTCAAAATATGGCGGAAAGGACTTCTACGATGATGCAGGTTATAGATATAGACTTGATGATGATTTACGTAATAAAACTGGTGCTATATCATTTGCAAAATACTCATCAACTGGAGACTTCTTAAAATATATAACTTCTACAAATAAAGAATTTAATACTATTATAGATGGTATTGAATCAGGTTTATTAAATGATAAGAACCCATTAGATAATATTACCATTATGAAAACTAAGAAGCTAGAAAAGAATATTAAGAATATGACTTCTAGTGAATTAGAAGAATACATCGATGGTTGTAATAAAGCCATGAAGAATGGTGATTTAGGTACAATATATGATGATGGTTATAATAGTACTTTAATGGGAGAAATCGATTCAGAAAACGTTGGTTGGTTCTATCCTGAAACTGGTGCATATTATGTTAAAACTGAACAAGGTTTTGAAGCTTATAACGCTGGTGGTTCATTAATAGGCATTATAACTGATAACTATACAATTGCTCGTATATTCATGCAAATTGAAACTGGTATGTTAGTACGTGGTGTTCCTGTTACATCAACTATTAATCAATCAACAGTTGCTACTAATACCAATATAAGCTCTGCTCTATCAGCAAATGCGGCTAGTGTATCAACTGGTGCTGTTATAGGAACTTCTGCAAGTTTAGTAGCTGGTCAAGCGGCTATAAATGCAGCAAAGGATGCAACAAGCAATATACAAACAGACTCTATGTCTGGTCAACAATCAATATTATCATCAAACCCAACTGGTACATCTATATCATTAGAAGCTTATTTAGCAGCTTATCAACAAATATGTGAAAGCTTAGTATATAATGCAAAGACTAAGAAATCAGCAATAAAGAAGCTTGAAAACATAGCTAACTATGACTTAGATGAAAACGGTACAATTGGTACAGTTGGTAATATTAATGGTACTGACAAGGGTAAAGCTGCATTATTAGTTATTGGTTCCGACAACATAGCTACAGATGCTGACGGTAACGTAACTATAAAAGATACTGGAAATTCTAATAAATCATCCAGTTCATCGTCATCATCTAATAGTAATAAGAGTAGTAGTTCATCTTCTTCAACTGGAGTTGATGTACCACTTGGTGGTTCAATTCTAGGTGGTAAGGGTGAAGGCTCTAATGATGAATTTAGTACAGGTGATAAAGTATTCGGTCACGCTTACTTATCACAAACGGATAAGAAATGGAAAGATGAATCGTACCGTCAAACTGTTGGTAGTATTGATAAAGCTAATGAATCGGATGAATCTGAATTTACTATCGGTGCACGTGGTTGTGGTACAACAGCATTAGCAATGGTAGCAAATGATTTAACTGGTTCTAAACTAACACCTTCTATTGTATCAAGAGATGCTGAAAAACTTGGTTACTCGGATGAGACTGGTACTAACTGGTCATTCATGAATGATGCAGCAAGCTTATACGGATTAAAGAGCAGTGGATTACAAAAGCCTACAATTGATTGGGTTAATACATCATTAAGTATGGGACAACCAGTTATACTAAGTGGTACATCAGATAATATTGATAGTCCATTTACTAGTTCAGGACACTATGTCGTTGTATATGGTAGAAATGGAAATCAATATCAAGTTGCAGACCCTAGAGGTAAATCTAGTTCCAAAAAATATAGTAGAGATACTTTATTTAAAGATGCTAGTGCTGGTTGGGCATTTAGTAAAAGCAATTATACAAATTTTGATAAGAAGACTGTTGCAAAAGCATTAGCTACTAACCGTAAAGATTTATTAAAATATGGTGGACGTGGTGATTCATATCTATCTAAATCACAAAAACAAAAGTTACTCGACCAAATGATAACTTGGAAACGTAACCCTAAGTTTAAATACAACCCAAAGAAAGACTCACCTAAGAATATTGCAACATATATGCAAAACAGTACAGGTATGACAATAGAACCATTGATAGTACAACTATTCTCATCTGCATTAGGTATTAACTTACTCGATGTTGGTATTAGTAGATACGGTCAAGGTTTAAAATGTAGTGTATTAAAATCTGTATCAGCAAGCGATAGACAATTCGGTGATATCTGTTATATGTATACAAAGTTTGGACCTATTGGTGGTATACTAAGCAGCTCAGCTGAGTATGTAGGTTTTAAAGACGCTACACAATGGAGCAGAGTTCAAACTGTAAAGATAACCACAAATGATGCAAATAAGTATAAATATTATAGATATCTCGGTCCAGCAGGACTAGGTTCTATAGGAAGTTCATCATCTTCTGGTTCTTCAAAGGATGAAGCATCTGAATATGATGTTAATACTAAATCTGCTGAATTAGGAATCGGTGGTGGTGACCCAACTGCTATAAACTCTCCATATCGTGGTAAGTTTAGAATAAGCCAACAATTTAAAGGTGATAAATTCCCAAGTCAGGTACTTCCAGGTAGCCATGATGGTTTTGACTTAGTTGGTATAGATGACAAAACTTTATACGCAACTGTAGCTGGTGTTGTTGTTAAAGCAGGATGGGAAAGTGAAACGAACCATAATAAAGGTTTTGGTCAATATGTAAAGATTGAAGACTCTGCTAATCCTGGTACCTTTTATTATTATGGACATATGTCTGAGATAAAGGTTAAGCAAGGTGATGTGGTAGCATATGGTACACCAATCGGTGTTGAAGGAACAACAGGTACTTCAACAGGTGACCACTGTCACTATTGTATTCGTTCAACTACTGGTGATAGTAGACAGAACGGTTGTCTTGATATAGTAACTATGTCTAATATACCTAATGAAGAAGGCTTAATTCTTGAAGACAACGGTACTTATGGTTCACCAGTCGCAACTGCTACTACAGATGCATCAACAGGACAAACAACAACAGTTGTTCATAATCAAACTATATTTGATAAGATATCAACTGGTTTAGGCAACATAGTTAGTAGAACGTTAAATGGTGTTGCTACGGGATATTGGGACCATGACTGGACTAACATTTTAGGCGATCAATCAAATACATTAGTATCTACCGGTACACCAACAACAACTGGTGGTGTTATTGATACTAGTGGAGACTACATCGGTAAATATGTTAAGAAGTTTGAATCAGGTGACGAAGGTTCTGCTATGATAAGTACAGGTGATGGTGACCCAAACGGTGGTCCATCATTTGGCACATATCAATTCCCATCATATTGGAAGACAACTTTATCTTCCCCACAAGAAAGTAACTTATATAAATTCTGGGATCAATATTATGCTCAATCTAACCCTGATGTAACTCCAGGTAATAACGAAGCATTTAAAAAGAGATGGAAAGAATTAGCGAAAGCTGACCCTGAAGGTTTCTTTGCAAATGAATATGCATTCTGTTTCCCTGACTATTATGTGGACGCAATTAATAACTCCAAGGTTGTTGGTTCAGTAAATCCTGATAAGCATCGTGCATGGCAAGAATCATTCTGGTCAACATCAATTCAGTTTGGTAAATACAACAACTGCTGGGCTAATGGACATAGTGGTATGACTGATGCAACTGACGAAAAGACTGCTATTGAAAAATTCCAAGAATATAAAGCTAATAGACAACCAGGTTGTGCTAACAGACATAGAAATACTGAAAAGGAATTACTATTAAGCTTAGTTGGTCAACAACCTATTCAATATAGCTCAACTGGACAAAATCTTGGAAATTCTGCTACTTCAACTAATAATACAACAGTTGCAACCGGTGGTATGGGTGAAGGTAGAATTCTTACTAAAACACCTAATATACAACCATTACTAGAAAAGGTTGGTATTAATAATAAAGCAAATCCTAGCCAAGACTACCTAGGATATCATCCACAAATTGGTGGTAATGGTGAAAATAGTGATAGTGAATTAACTACATCACCTAAGACTGTAAATGGATTTGCATACTATGCTCAAAATGATAAACGTTGGGGTAATGAAGAATATAAACAAACTAGTGGTACTTATGAGGGTGACCCACAAGATATGTCTAACAGAGGATGTGGTCCTACTACTTTAGCTATGGCTGCTAAGGGATTAACAGGTAAAGATGTAAATCCTATGGATGCTGCTAGATTAGCTGAGCGTTTAGGATATTCAGATGAGACTGGTACCAACTGGTCATTCATGAATGATGCACCTGCTGCTTATGGTTTAACATCAACTGGTGTAGAACATCCATCAATTAACTTTGTTCAAAGGTCATTAAGTAGTGGTAAACCTGTAATACTTTCTGGTTATTCTGATAATAGTAATACACCATTTACTAAGGCTGGACACTATGTATTAGCTGTAGGACAAAAAGATGGTAAAGTTAAGATAAACGACCCAAGAGGCGTTCAATACTCGAAAACGTACAATATTAAAGACGTAACTGATAATGCATCAGCAGCATGGTCATTAAACGCTGGCGGTATTAAAAAACCAGCTATACAGATTAGACCTGCTAAGAAAAAACAAAAACAAGGTGGTAAGGGTTATACTACAGCAGATTTTGTTGCAGCTTGTTCTATGGCATGTGCAGAACTGGGTAGAAATAACTGGCCTTATTCACAAGATACAACACGAGAATATGTAATAAACGGTAAGAGTATCAAGTCTAGAGCTGACTGTTCTGGTCTAGTAAGTGCAGCATTAATGTACTTGGGAATATTAGATAGTCCTTGGTCATCAGGCGATTATGCTAATGAAAAGAATTCAGAAAAAATAACTAGTCAGCTTCCTATGAAATTTGTTAAGACATCAGAATTCACAACCGAAGATTGGGATAATTTACCACCAGGTACAATTTTATGTAAAGGCGGATACCATGTTGAAGTGCTCATGGGCTGGGATGGAACAAATAAAAATTCTATAGTCTATTCAGGTGGCTCAGGTCCAAGTGAAATTGGATTTAAAAACGCATATGGTTGGCAAGATGGTATGACAACAGTTCCACCTTATACATCAAAATGGGGTGGTTCATCATATAGAAACTGGCCTGCGTATGCATACGTACCTACCGATGGTGGTGCAACATATAGTGGTGGAACAGTAACGCCAGCAGGTTCAACATCTTCTGCGGCAGCAACTGTAGTAAAAGGTGCAGCTACATCTATAGGCAATTTATTTGACCAAGTATCTACTGGTCTTGGTAATATCGCAACAAGAACTTGGGACGGTATTGCTACAGGTAACTGGGACCACGATTGGTCTAATATCCTTGGCACAGAAGAAACTACAACTGCTACAAGTACAACAGCAACTAATACTGGAAGTACTACTAGTGATTATACAGCTGGTGAATATCCTGTAGAATATCCTTCAGGAGCCCCATCATTCACAGGAACAGACAGGTTAAAAAACTTCATGGATATTATGATAGGTGGTGGTGCAATTCAATCTGGTATACAAGGTAATATATTACCATCAATAAAACTAGGTCAAGCTGCATTTGAATCCGGATTTGCTACAAGTAGTTTATTTAAGAATACTAATAACTTATATGGTATGAGGTCTGGTGCATTAGCGACAGGTGAATATACTACAAGTAGTAATGGTAAGTTTGCGTCATATGATAGCCCTTCACAATCTATAGCTGACCATACTAGACTATTAAACAATAGCAATTATGGTAGCACAGTTCCTAATGCAAAAGATTATAGAGCTGCGGCACAAGCTATGGTTAATGCAGGATATTGTAGTGACTCTGGATATGTATCCGACTTATCTAATATAATTGAAAGTAATAATTTTGATTATTTTGATGACCCTACTGTAGAAGCATTCTATAAGGGAATATCACCTAAGTCTACATCTACAACAAACACAAACCAAGACACTCCTATTGGTGGTGGCAATGGTCCACTTGATAAAATTTCTAATAGTAATAAAGTATTAGAAAACATAAAGGATATCGATTATAAAACTGCTAGTATGTCTGGTGGTAAGGGTGTAGAAATAAACAACAGTTCAAGTACATCAAATAATTCTTACAAAATATCAAACGAAAATCTAGAAAAAATAACAAAATCAATTCTAGAAATGCTAACACAACTTGTTGATATTGAGAGCGAAGGTAATGATAAATTAGACGAAATCAGTTACAACACACAATCGAATACTGGACGCTCTTCTATAGTAGCAGTATCTGGTAAAAAAGGTACAACAACTAGTAGAAAAACAAGAAGTAGGTCGGAAGTATTAGCAAGAAGTTTAGCTAAAGCATAAAAAATAAAGAGAGACTATATAGTCTCTCTTTTACATTTATATAACATTTAAATTTATAGGAGGGAGTTGAACAATATGCCTGATTCTAATATAACAGAAAATGAACAAGATGTTGATACTGGTTCAAGTAATGAAACTGATGATACTGTTAGTTTCGAAGAGGATTTATTAGCAGCGGCTGCATTGTTTGATGATTCAATAGATAATTATAGTCCGTTATCGTCAACAGCTTTAACAAAAACTACAACTAGGTTGTTCGGTTTGCCTTATCAATTTAGTAGAACTGTTGACCCTAGAATATATAGTAAAACTAACTGGGAAGAATCTCTTAACGCATGTTTTGGTAGACACTTCCTAACATATTTTATGATAGGTGCACCAATACTAACAATTATTCCAGGTAAACCTAAATATGAAAAAAGCGTAAGCTTACAACAAATGATGCTTGAAAAAGCTGGTGGAGATACTGAAAGCTCAAATAACTTTGCTAAACTAATAGATTTTAATAATAATACTGATACGGAAAAACGTTTTTATAGTTTTGAACAAGACTATAGAAATTACTTTGCATATGTTAACGTTTTATGTAGAGCATGTGCAATATTTATGGAAATTGGTGATATTACTGGTCCAGGTATGAATAAACCATATGCACAATATGACTGGAAAAACTACAGATTAGATGGTTCATCATATGCTGATTCTCAAGTCGATAGTGTTAAAAAGTTAAAAGCGTTAGCACTTACAAAAGCAGTAGATGCTGTTGAACCAATCGTTGGTACATTATATCAGTTTAAAGGAACTCTTAGTGGATGGGCTAATCAAACTAAGAATGAACTTAAATCCGCATATGAGAATATTACAGATATATTTGATTTTGATAAAGATGTCGATTCAGATAATATTGCAAGCGATGTTAATGATGATACTGTAACAGAAAATTCAACCCAATCAGATGGTGAAGAAAACGAAAGCAGTTCTGATGGTACAATTAGGCCTTCAATAGATTATAACAATATTGAAGAATTATTTCAACAACATAACTACGTTCAATTCTACATTGACCCATCGTCATCGCAAGTAAATGAAAGTCTTACAAACCAAATTGGAGAATCTAAATTTGAATCTACTCAAGCGTATGTATCCGACATAGCTAAAGAAATAGGATTCCTAATAAATTCTGGCGGTATAGATTCTACTAGCCAAGCTGTTGCTGACTATGTTGAAGAAGGATTAGATAGTTTAGAAAATGCAATAAGTGAAAATAGTAACAACGGGTTAACATCCATGTTTTCCACATTACTAGGTTCCTTTAATAGTGCATTAAAGGGTGAACAAATCGCATTTCCTAAAATATGGAAAGCTTCAGAATTTGAAAAGAGTTATAGTATAAAAATAAAACTTAGAAGTGTATATGGTCATAGAGAAGCTCGTTATCTAGACGTTGTTGTACCATTTCTACATCTATTAGCAATGGCTATGCCTAGACAAAGTACAACTAACTCATATGGTTCACCATTTATTCTACAAATGTATTACCCCGGTATATTCTCATGTAATATGGGAATGATACAAAGTATTGAAATTGATAGACATCAAACCGATTCATCATGGACAATAGATGGTTATCCAAATGAAGTTGATATTACATTGAATGTAGCTGACTTATACAGTGATTTAGCAATGAGTTCTGGTAGTGACCCTGATTTATTTATAAACAACGATAATCTATTATCTTATTTAGGAACGTTATGTGGTATTGACTATACTGCACCTAATATAGCACTACGACAATCACTATATTTAACAACAAAAACGTTAGCTGGTCAAGCGGAAGGTGCGTCAGCTACAGTTGGAAGAATGGTAAATCAATACATTTCAAATTTAGTTGATGATGCACGTCAATATTATTCAATAGGATAAAGGAATAACAAAAAAAGAAGAAGGCACTAGGCCTTCTTCTTTTTGTTCTTCTTATAGGACTCTGTAGATTCTATAAGAAGTTTTGCGAATTCGTCAGCATCCTTTTTATAGGATGTTGCAGCTCTCATGCGAACATCATATGGAATGTCGTCATTGTGTATAATTTTCTGCTTTTCATCGGCCATAACTATAGCTCCGATTCCTGCAATTATCATATTAACTAGTGCTGTCGTTGTTGTTTTCATAATTCCTCATCTTTCTCCCCGTCATGCCGTTAGGCCAGCCTCAGGTACATTGACTTCTTAAATATAATTTAAAATATGGTAAATGATAAACCATTAATATATTTTTTATTAATCATCTTCATTACCTATATTTGGATATGATAGCTTGTCGACTATATCATCAATATCCCATAATGGTACATCCTCACCAAACTTCTCTTTTAAATTGCTTGTTACTGTTTCAACAAGTTCTTCTTTAGAGATATTTGGGTCATCATCGATGATATCATCTATCATATTTTCTTTATACTCTTGTATATAGTTTTCCCAATCACTACCGAAGTATACATGAGTAAAACCATCATATTCAGATATATTCGTATTGTCTTTTAACTCAAACACATTCTCACAGTCAACTGATTTAAACTGTAATCCTAATGTCTTTGCATACACGTTTAGTACTTCACCACTACGATTAGTATAAGTATCAGCTACATCTAAAACCACTTCAGGATTTAATATTTGTTTTAGTAAATCCTTACGTCCTGTAATGGAAGTTCTATAACGTTGATGGAATAATGCGAAATCTTCTGCAGGAACACCAATACCGAAAGTTAAAGTCTCAGTTTCACCAAAACGTATAGCTGTTGAACTATATAATTCTTGGTGTACCTTATTCTTATAACTTCTTTCAGGTAAAGACTTACGATTGATTGCACCAGTACTTCTTGCAGAATAATTCTTCTTGGAACTCTGCTTAAGTTTCATGACATATAAATATCCAACGTATGCATCATTTATGCAAGGTATCATTCTACCAAACTTTTTAACATACATCTTATATGGTTTAATCCAATCGTATTTTTGTTCCAAATCACGATATATCATAAATGGAGATTTATGTGGATTTAATGTACTATGTCTAATATATATACCATCTTTGATAATATCTTCAAAGAACTTGTCTTGTTCTTTCTTATCAAACTTTGAATATATATCTTGTAAGTACTTTGACTCATCTGGATTAAGTTCATCCATAACATCAAAGAATAACTTAGACTTATCTTCATTATTATCCATCTTCGTAAGTTGTTCTATTAGTCTCATACAAACGAATGTTAAACTAGTTTCATGAATAGGTAAACCTGTAGTTCTATTAATTATTGCTAATGAATTTAATATTAAATCAACACATTTACCATTATCTAATATTGGCATTTCGTCATCTTTTGCAAGTCTAATAGATGATACAACTGATTTATTACCTGCACGACCTGTTATCTTTTGACCTTTGGTAATGCCAACTTTCTTACGTACGAGAACGTCAATCTTAATACCACCGAAAGGTCTATCAGTCGCACAATCTCTCCAAATCATTTCTTCATCTACCATCTCTTGTGCACGCTTTAATTCGTATTTCATATTAGAAGTCATTGTTGCTCCTGCATGAATTAATTTCTTACAGATAGCTATAAATTCTTTATAGAATTTCATTTGACTTTCATAATAATCTAATATCTGACTATTAAATGAATTACGTTCTTTGATATACTCATAATCATTACAATATATAGTTATATCAAGAACTTCACCATCTAAGAAGTAACGCTTATCAGATTGCTTAATGTGTTTTAAAGCTTCTAACTTAAAGTCAGCAATTAATTGAGATGAGTATATAGTTCTAACTGCTCCTACTATGCCATTAGTATATTCTCCTATGTCAGGTAATACCTTTAAACCATATTCGTCGCTTTTGAGTAATAGAGGATAATCATTACTATTTATATTTATAGTAACATTATCTATTTCTATAGACTCTAATGACTTAGCTAATGATTCTGATACGACACATGCATCTTCATAAGTATATGGGTCTAAGCTAAATGCAGTTAATACATTTTTACCAAATGCATAGTTATTATATTCATCATACGATGTCGTCTTAGTTAAACGTGTACCTGCAGATACAATATCACCGACTTGGTATGAATCTAATGCTTCATTATTGTATTCATAACCAAACATCTCAGTTAAATTCTCTGCCTGTTCACGGATTACAACATCATATTCACCAGTTTCACAATCCTTCACAATAACATATTGTGGTAAGATTGATTTATCTTTTACTCTAAATAAATCACCAAACTTAGTAAGTCTGGCAATTATTTCTACATCGTGGTCATATGCTTTAAAAGCATCATTATTATCACCAACGATGTTTTCAGCACCCATGTAATAATATGGAAAATCAGGATGTGTTAAGCATGTATATTGTTTAGTGTGAGATGTAAACATACACATACGCATACTGTTATTAAAGCATGGGTCTGATAAAGCTGATATACCTAAAACTGCTGGGTCTTTTTCATATTGTTGGTCAACCGCAGTAAGTTGTTGTACTATAGATTTATCAGCTCTGTTAAATACTTCTGTAGTACAGTTTACTTCATTTCTTGCCGTTTTCTTTCTTCCCATATGAGAATCCTCCTTAAAAATTAACAATGTTTATTACTTACACATCTATAACATATCACTGTTTAGAAATTAGTAATATGCATCTTGTGTGTAAACGTAATTATAAATTATTGAACTGTCTCCACCTGTTGTAATACCGATGCATAATACATTCTTTTTCTCTTTTACAACAGTAGGGATTTTTATTAATAAAACCATTCGATTATTTTTAACCACCTTAGATATATCAAATGAATTATCTGCAATAGCATTATAAAATGCTGAGCATTGTGACATTAATTTTACTTTAATAGAATTAACGTCAATTTCATCTTCAAAGTTATATAATAATCTTTGTATATTCATACCAAGAGTTGGCATGGTTGGATAAAAACCTGGTTTACCAAATAATACAAATAGTATATTTCTTGCTACAGTTTCGGACTCATTATAATATAACGGTTCATCGAAACCGTTATTATCAAACGATGGGTCAATACCATATGATGCCATGTATATCACCTATCCTTTCAGTTTTGTAATTAACGAAGTGTTTTTTATGGCTTATTTTTTGTGTAGGTTAACATATATATAAAAACAATACTTTTTGTTAATATAAGAAAGGAAGATGTTTATATGAGCAATGAACAGCAATATGGAGGAAATACCAACGAAACAGAAAAGATCATTAGAGATGAATCATTAGATATTTTATCTTTAATGAATGACAAAGAAGATGAAGATACTGTTTCTGAAGTAACACCTTCAGAAAATAAAGATATAAACGTTGAAATGACACCTTTACGTAAAATGCTAATGGAAAAGGAAAACCAGCAATCTGGTTTAGTAGTTACCAAAGAGCAAATGGAAAAAGGTAAAGGTCCTACTCGTTTGAAGACTATGTTAGAAGATGACGATAGGGTTGATGCTATTACTCATTATGCAAATGATATGGATAAGCAATCAAGTGTAATGTCAAATTATTTAGTACCAAAACCAAACAATGATACTGAAATGGCTCAACTCATGCAAGCTGTTGATGAAATAACTACAACAGGACAAATTCAAACTCATAATGCAATAGCTGACCAAATCATTAAGAAACCAGCTGATTATGAAGCTAATAAAGAAAAATATACAGAATTAACTTCTTCAGAAACTGTTTCTAATAAACCTGTTGAATCTAATGCTAATACTGAAGAAACTAAAAATGATGAGCTTTCTGATGAAGATGAAAGAAAGAAGAGAGTTCAGGTATTAATTGATAAGACAGGTTTTGGTGCTGCTGATTTTACACCTGAAGAACGAGAAAAGATGGAAGTTAGTGATGAAATCCAAATAATAAGAGTTAAGAAGGAAGAGTTAGAAAGTATTCAATATGCTAAACCAATCCCTCAAAACTCTTTCCAAAGTATAATGCAACAATATCAACTAGATTCTAGTTCAACACCTATCATATTCCCTTGTTCTAGATTCAGAGCAAGATTAAATGGTTTATCATACGGTGAATTAAGTGATATATCACTTAACCCTGAAACACAATCGGTTGAAGATGCAAGACGTAGAATGAGTGTAATTTATAATAAGATGTCAAGTACAAATGTATCACCATTTAAGGATTTTAATGACTTCTTACATAAGTTCGCATTTGAGGACTTACAATTAGCTATATTTGCATTAGTAGTTTCTACGTTCCCTGAGGAAGAAGAAGTAGATTTAGTATGTGGCAATAAAAAGTGTCCAGGTTCTTATACAGATGCGGATGGTAACTTTGTTGGTACTCCATATACTAAGGCTTATTCACCAAGAACACTAATAAACTACAGTAAGTGTGGCGAAGCAATGATTGAATGGACTGAAAAGCTAGCCGATATGTCTGGTACTGAAGCTGAAGAAGCTTTCAAGCATTCTCCAATTCAAGAATATATAACTATTAAGTTACCACATTCTGGTTTCATTCTAGAATTATCTAGACTTTCATGTTATGACTTCTTAAATGAATATCAAGAAGCTATTAAGTTCATAGAAGAAAAGTATCCGCAGTTCAATGAAGCTGATGTTACTGAAGGTGGTATTGGTACTCGTGATTTCACAATGGCACTAATACTATTACCAATTATGCAATATGTAAGGTCTATATCCGTTAAGAATAAAGATGGTGAATACGTTAAGTTCTTTAATGGTAGAGATATTGCTGAAGCTATTACAGCTATTGATTCTTATGATATGAAGGTACTAAGTTCAATTATAGGTGATGTTGACGATTACTCAGTATCATTCGTTATCCGTGATTGTAAATGTCCTAAGTGTGGTCATGTTCAAGAAGAACTAGAACTTCCTAATCTAGATCAATTGGTTTTTTCAACGTATCAACAACAAATGAATTCAGAAATCAATACTCTAAATTCGGTTCGTTTATAAACGAAACACTTGGCTTGTTTAAAGGTCAATTGAGTTATAATGAAATGATGTATGGAATGCCTTATAAAAGATTAGCTTCCATTAAAGAAGCACGTGTAGCTCAATTACTCAGTGAAAGTAAAGAGATGGAAAAACTATCTAATACAAAATAACATACATAATTGAACAAGGGGTGTTTTTATAATGGAAACAAATAAGAGATTCCATCACACGATGGTAGATTTTTGTGTTGATATGAAGCCAGAACATGTATCTTTAATGCTCAACGACCATTATTCTGAATTCGTTGGTGCATATCCAAATGCTTCTAAAGTAGCCGACAACGGTGATGATATAAAGTTTATTGAAGAAGATGGTTCATTAAAAATTATAATGAACAAAGGTATGGATGCAAATATATTTACTGGGCAGCTTGAACAAAATGAAAGTTGTACATCCATAATATTAGAATAGATAAAAGAGAGCCATATGGCTCTCTTTTTAATTACCAAAAACACTGATATAAGAGGAGATGATAATATGGCATTACCATTAACTATAGAAGATTTAATAAATGCTTATAGAAGAAATGAAAAGAGTTATAAAAACCTACATGAAAATGTAATAATAAATCTTAACAAACAAGGTGAGTATATACAAATACCTTATGGTTCAATAACCAATAAGTATAGAGATTTTTTAGCAGCTGCAGTTATAACAGTACCATTAACTTCTAATCAAGCTGATAAATATAGATATCAACCTAGATTATTAGCTAAGGATTTATATGGTTCTGCAGAGTTATGGTTTTCTATATTGGAAATAAACAACATGTGCTCGGTTATTGAGTTTCGAGACATTCAATATTTAAAACTATATGAACCTGAAATATTCTATAAGCTATTGAATGAAATAATGATTATGGAAAACTTATTATAATGATACATTATATTCATGATAAAAATATTTTGGAGGTATAAAATATGACTATTGAAACTATTTATGAAAATCTTATTGCTAACAATAAGATTGAGGATGCATATGAATATATGCATAACGATGAGATGAAGAAGAAAATCTCATATTTCATCAATTCAGAATACATCACCACTGGATTGTCTGAAGAAGAACTTCAAGAAATTTCACTTATAATCAAAGTGGCTCAATATCTATATACTTATAGTGATATGGATACTGGACTAACCGATTCACAGTATGATGTATTATATGAAAAGATGATAAATGGTGGTGGCAAAGAGATAATATCAGTTGCAAAGAATATTGAAGAAACGTGCCACCATAAATTCCCATCATTTAGAGGTACTCTTGATAAAGTGTATTATCTAGGAGTATCTAATGAAGAAGTTGTTAATAAATCCAGAAGAAGCCTTGACCAATGGATTGAAACAACTGAACGTGAGCTATTTAATATAACTGGTAAACATATTGACATTCATAATGCAGAAATCTATGTATTTCCTAAATTCGATGGTATTAGTTGCATATTTGAATTTGATGACATGGGTAATGTTACAAGAGCATTAACTCGTGGTTATACAGAAAATAATACAGCAACTAATATAATCAAGATGTTTCCTAAGTTTGAATACATCATGGGAGATGCACGAGTAACAGATGAATATGCACTGAAGACTGAAATAATGGTACCAAATGATAAGCTAGATAAATTCAATGAAACTTATGGTACTAATTATAAGAATACAAGGTCAATTGCAGCTGGTATATTAAACAGTAACGAATATGATAAAACCAAATGTAAGTTATTAAAACCTATACCATTAAGATATGGGGATAATGACAACATGTTTGTTGCTGAGGAAGCTTTTAAAGACTATCCACATTTATCAACAACACTTGATGATAGAGAAGGTATATATAACTTTGCTCAATCATTATATGTTACTATGCCTAAGTTTAGATGTGACGGTGCTGTAATAAAGCTCAAAGATGAAAGGCTATGTCAAATGTTAGGCATTAAAAATGACAGAGTTAAATCTGAGGTTGCTTATAAGTTTACAGAAGTACGAACCAAGTCTATAATAAGGTCAATTGAATATCAACTCGGTTTATTTAATAATATAACTCCTGTAGCAATATTCGACCCAGTTAAACTCAAAGGTAATACTATAACTAAATCTTCACTAGGTTCAATAGGTAGATTAAAAGAAATGAAACTAGCACCTGAAGATGAAATTATAGTAAACTACGATATCATACCTGTTGTAACTATTAATGATAGTTGTAAGAGAAGTGGTAAACCTGCATTTAAAATAATTGACACTTGTCCAAGTTGTGGTGAGGAACTTGAACCAAAAATTCCAGGTTCCGATGAGCTAGTATGTAGTAATAAAGAATGTGTCAATTATATTATAGGTAAAATAATAAACTATGCAACTAAGCTTAGAATTATGAATCTATCATACAGCACATTACAAACGTTATTCCACATGGACTTCATTACATCTTTACCTGATATTTACGAATTATATATGAGTAAATCAGAATTAGAAAAGATTGATGGATTCGGTAAAAAGCGTGTTGCTACATTATTAGATTCTATTGATGAGCATAGAGAATTAATGTCTTATGAATTCTTTGGTGCCTTAGGTATTGAAAATGCTTCAACAAAGACATTTAAGAAAGTTCTATCAATATTCACTTGGCAAGAATTATTCGATTTTGTAAACAAGTGTAACACATATGAAATATGCTCAATTTTAAAAACTGTTGAAGGCTTAGGTAATAAGACAGCTCTAGCAATTGCAAGTGGTTTAGTTGACAATAGTAAAGTACTACAAGAATTTTCTAGATTGATATTACTTGATAAATTCAAATTAATTAATTATAATCCATCAAGTGATACCCCTGAATTTACTGTATGCTTTACAAAGATACGTAACAGTGAGATAGAAGACGAAATACGTAAACATCATGGCGCTGTAGTAGATACAGTAAATAAAGATACAACATATTTAGTTGTAAAAGACGAAGCTGTTGATTCATCTAAAGTTAATAAAGCTAAAAAGCATGGCGTTAGAATTGTAACTTTAGATGAAATGAAGAAGATATTAAGTGAGATGTAACAACATCTCACTTATTAAGTTTTATACAATTATAATTGGAGGAAAAATTATGAAAAAGTTAGTTATTTATGTAGGTACAATCGTATTACTAGGTCTATCATACGGAGTAGGTTCAAGCATTATGAATAAATATACTGATATCGATACATCAGCCAACAGTACCGTTATAGAGACTTCACCTACAGAAACAACAATTGAAACAACTGAAGATGGTTATGAATATTGGTTTGATGGTCAAAGAGAAACTGATATCGTAGCCGCACAAAAAGGTCTTGATGTTATGTACCCTGCAGTATACATGGACCCAAATACAAGATTCATATACCTTACTGATTTAGAAAATGAGATTGTATACGAGGTACAAATGCCAGGATTTACATTATGTACAAACGAATGGGATATTATGTATTATTCACTCGGTGAAAATCCAACAGGTGATAATGGTATATACGTTGATAATTATTCAGAAGAAGCTAAAGAAGTTATGTACAGATGTAACATAGCATGTAATAGCTATGAAACAGTTGGTCCTTTCTGTACCGATAAAGAATATGACGATTGGTACAAAACAATGTCTTATGAACAATGGGCATGGGCTGGCAAGTATAGAAGATAGATTTTAATGTAATAAGAGGATAGAAATATCCTCTTATTTTTTTATTACGATACAACAATTATGTAATGAAAAAATTGTTTTTTGTTTAAATATTTGGAGGTATGATTATGTTTGAAATTATTAACCAATACGCAGAAGATTTAGCCAAGATTGCTGAAAAGGCTTTAACAAACCCTGCGGGTACAGAAGAAAAGAGCCCATCATTTATTGTTAAGAAGTTTACTGATAAGTGTAAGATGGGTATGGGACAAATTAATTTAATTATTTTCGTAAACGGTAAAGCTTTAGTTTATAGCATTTACGTAAATAGTCTAAGAGATGGAATTATTTCCATTATGATTTGTAATAATTCATCTAGAAATCACAGACCTATTTTCATTAATAGTAGTGATGATTCTATTAACAAGTCATTAGATTATATTCCTACTCTTATTACAAATGGTATTTCTAGAGCTAATAGAAAACCACGTTATCATCAAGACAATGATGATAAAACAAACGAATAGCAACCAATCTTTTTTAATGTAGTACATAGATATTAGACTGACATAGGGAATATTCCCTATGTCAGTCTTTTTACAAAATTAATTACGATAATATATTATATATCTGTACGAATAATATTTTAGTTATCAAAAACATTTTGTTAACTACATATATTAAGCTCAATTGTTAAAATTTAAGGAGGAACTCTCATGAGTGAAGCAAACATTAATAAGCAATTAACACGTAATCAGGTTATCAAGAATATCTACGAAGCTAGATATCGTGATTCCGATACGTGTGAAGAGAAAATGGCTGTAGAAACTATCCTAGATGCAGCTAGGTCTGTACTTGAAGAGAAATTTAGAATAGAAACTTCAAGAGAAACCCTTTCTATAATATATCAAACGATGTTTATAGAAGCCTATAGATTTTTAACTGACCGTTTTGGCGAAGTAAAAGCTATAGAACTAGGTGATTCCTGCATTATAGGTATATCTAATTCAAGAACCGTTGAAGGTGAATTAGACAACGAAACTGTAGGTAACTTTATACCTAGTCTAGAAGATACTAGACATGACAGACAAAATACCGAATGTGAACATGATATCAACGACCATCTTGATGAATGTAGACAGAGAAATGTATCATCAAGCTACTTAGCTAATGAATATGTAAATTGTCTACCTAATAACGAGATATTCACAATCATTGAATCTCGTGCCGTTGAGGTATTAAAAGAAAAGTATGGTATCTGTGTTCCATTTTCACATATACTTGTTGTAATGTGGAAAGCTGTATATGACAGTATGTGTATATTTATAGAAACACAAGCTGCTATGGCAGAAACTAAAGAATATCAGCTTTCATTCCAAGGCTTAATTGAAAGTCACGGAGTTGTTCAGGAAGATGGTACTATTAAAGTTATACACTTCCCTGAAAGATGTATTAAACTTGTTAGTAAAAATGACATCAATGCTGACAATGAGTTTATGCAGAACCTATCTCAGGTTCTTATGTTAAAGCACAAGAACCAAACAATGTGCGAAGATAGAACTGAATAATATGTTAAAATGAGGGATGTATTTCGCACATACATCCCTCTAATATTTTTTGGAGGATGATTGCATGAGAGAATATATACGTGGGTTTAAAACTGAGTTTGATGGTAGACTCAATTATGACATAATGAACCACTCGTATGATAGACCGCTAGTAGACCATATTGTTGATGCTTGGAAATCATTAGAGATAGTTCAAGGTATTAAGATACTAAGTTGGACATATAATGAAGAAGAGCAATCATTAAATACTGATAAATATCAACGTAAACGTAAAGCTGTAGCAAAAGCTACAAAAGGAAAAGTATGTAAATCTATAAAAGATGATAGATTAGGTGTACTTAAACTCAATATAGAAATATCAGCTAATTATACTGACCCTAAGACACATGAGAAAAGTATAAAGAAAGCTAATATTCATAAAGTTATGATGTTACCAATCATTGAAAATGGCTACATCAAATTAAAAGGTAGAAAATTCTATCTAATATATCAAATGGTTGATAAATCAACTTATGATAATAAAGATGCAGTTGTATTAAAATCACTAATGCCTGTAAGAGTAACACGTTGTAGTACAAATGCGGTAGATGCTGTGGATGATTCGAAGATTTACAGATTACCTATGTATAAACTACAAGTATTCAAGAAACAGGTAAATATAATTTTATACTATGCATCAAAACCAGGTGGTTTAATGGGAGCGTTAGATTATCTTGGTGTATCTAATGTAATAGAGATAGTTGATAATATAGGTGATGATACTGACAGTCACATATATTTATCAGTATCATCCGAATGCTTCATTAAAGTTAATAAAGAAGTATTTAATGAAAGCTTATATGTAAGAGCTATTACAGGCATGGTATCAGAAGCTTTATCTAATAGATTTAACAAGTCTATGTTATACGACGATACTATATTTCTTAAAAAGCTCAGTACAAATGGTGACATTGAAAAAGGTCGAGATGCACAAACTGGAATTAAGAGATTCTTAGATATAGGTACAACTCGAACTATATTGACAGAAGATGTTAATAAAAGCGATATTCGTGCATTATTACGTTGGATTATGTTAGAATTCAATCAGCTTAGAGCTAAAGATTCTAATTCATTATATAATCAACGTTTAAGAGTAAACGAATATATAGCATCTTTATTAACTATAGAATTTTCAACAAGGCTAAGGAAGATTCTTAAAAAGGGTAGTAACGCAACATTACAAGACTTAACTGACTTCTTTAAGTTTGACTCATTCCTTCTAATACAGAAATTCCATTCATCAGGAATACTTCGTTTTGATGAAAGTATAAATGATATGAGTAAGTTTTTCTGTAAGTTTAGATATACAACTAAAGGTCCTCACTCAATCGGTGGTAAAGGAACACAAGGAGGAAAGGCAAACTCTGACGTATCATTAGACAAACGTTGGATACATCCATCATCAGTAGGTTTAACAGATTTAACTGTATGCTCAAGTTCAGACCCTGGTCGTTCTGGAGTTATAAGTCCATTCTGTAAACTTGATTCATTATATTTCAGTGAAGAGTATGAACCTGATGATGTTATGTATAATTTAAATAACAAAATATCTGAGATTATGAAAAATGAAGATAATACTGTAGTAAGACTAAACTGTGAAAACAAAGAGCAGTTTTATAGAGTATTATCTGAAATTGAAAAACTTGAATCTCAGTGTAACGTATATGTTACATCAACAGATGATGTCATAATTGATAATGTCGGAGATGCACTGGATGATGATAGTGAGGCTTAAGAATGGAAAAAAGTAATGCGAACAATGGGTCACTTATATATTATATAGATGACTCGTTCTTTAAAATGCGTGTATCTGTTCGCTTTACCAATATGAATGGTTTTATGAGAAAAGGGTTTTCCTCTAATGGAAACCCTTTTTGTAGTATTGGTAAAGACGTAAGAAAAACGTTACACATAGACCTTAATCCTTTAATAGGTAAAGATTTTTCACTGGATAGTACTGTCTTTCTCAATAAGTTTGAACAGAGTTTATTCATAAAACATCTCGATAAATTTTATGAGAAGCTTTTAAAATATTCTGATGAAATCTATAGAAAAAATGATGTAGATGGAATTGAATGTTATGAAGTTATAGAAAGCGGAGTTATCAGAAACTCTGTATTCGATAACATCAACTTTGCATCAGGAAAAAATATTGAATTAGTTCCTGTTGCGGATAGAACGAAAGATGACAGACCATTCTGTGGTGTAATGATGGCAATTAACCATAGAGCTAAGTATATTATCATGACACCTGATGAATTTGAATACTTCATTGAAATGATTAAGGGAATTGATATTGATAAATATTATTATGAAGCAATATCATTAATGTACTTAGCAGACCTAAATAACTCAGGTAAAATAATCAATAACATGAATAAACCTAAGGTTATAAACAAACCTAATGAAGTTCAACCTGTTAGTGATTATGTAAATAGAAAACCAGTAACAAATAAGATTAATTTATAAGTTCTGAGGAGGACTAAATATGTTAAATTTAAAATTAACCACACCAGACCTATCCACCACTTTCAGTATAGTAGGTTATATTGAAAAAGACCGACTCGATTACCAAGTCGGTTATGGATATTTAGATGATGATAATAATGTGTGGATATACGAAAAGCCTGATGCTAAAGTTGCTAACTATCCTTGGTTTACATTAGTAAATAAAGAGTTAGTATTCTCAGAACGCAGTGATTATGATAATCGTATATTTATCAGAAGAAACTGTGTAAATATTGATATTGAGTCTATTCGTGATAACATTGATAAGTGTATCAGTGAATATAAGAAGACTCCAATACCAATAACAGATGATGCTGAATTATACGAAGTTAAAAATAATGACACTTGCTTAACAACCTTAGTTAAACTATATCTAAATGATACTAAGACTGACTTATCAGCATTAGCAAATATGACAGACAATAGTGTTACAATATCCAACCTAAAGAGTTCAATAAAAAGAACTGATTTATCATTAAAGAACTTCATTAGATGGATGAATGCACTAAGTTTAAAATATACCATTATTATTGAAGACAACGGTGACGGTATATCTAACTTAAATGGTGATAGATTTGTTTATCAATCAGATAGCAATCAAGTATCACGTGTATCTGATAAAAATAAATTTTAAAAATAAAAAACATTGATATATTATATTATTGTAAGAATAAGCCGCATACCCGTGGAGATTATTTTTCATGGGCAATTTATGGAGGTATTTAAAATGGCAGGATTTTCAAGTATAATGTCAGTTATCAACAACTTCGTATCATCTAAGAAAAAGATGATACAAGAACTCGGTGCTTCTATTGGTAAGTATACATTAGAAGCTAACAAGCTTACCGAAAGCGACATTAAAAATGTCCTAGGTGAACTATCCGATGAGGAAAAGGTTGATGTACTAGTCCAAGCACTAGTTGTAATCAACAACCAGAACGGTGGTAAGACACCAGGTTACATGTCTGGTAACGGTAAGTCTGTAAGAAGAGGACTTATATAAAAATATCTTCTAGTTCGCATAATGTACTCTCCAAGACGGAGAGTACATTTTATACTTAATTAACTTTGGAGGAAATTGAATTATGGCTAAAAATAAAAAGAATAACAAGAAGAACGTTAAGAATATCAACTTTGATTTTTCAACAAAGTATCTAGACAGTTTAACATTTAACATTGATGCTTGTAACTCTAAGGGAATAATAAATATTCCATTCGGTATCAACAACGATATTGCAGATTTACTAGATAAATACGACGGTAGTATATCATGGGAAAATCATACTGTATATCTAAGAATATACCATATACATCCCGATTATCTACCTGATATTGCATACGATTACGATATGTTCGATATGGTTAAACTGGTATATTTTATCTGTCGTAGTATCGACACATATAATCAAGTGAAGGATTCTAAAGACAATCTAATTAATCAATTAATGATTTGCCCTCGTGAATCAAATGCTGTGTCTATTCCTGTTGAACGTGATGTTACAATAGATAGAGTATCAGAATTAATGGCTGTAATGTCTGCGTATTATACTAGGAACTTCTGTAAGTACACAATGCAAGATATTGCAAAAACTTTACTAAAGCGTAGAACTAAAATCTATCAAGATTACGCTTTTAATAAAGATGATTTCCAGAATATTTTAAAGGAAATCAATCTAGTATTAACTAACGATGCTTATTACAGAAAGACATTATATGAAACAATAAATAAATATACAGCAGCAATTATGGGATGCTCAATGGCTGATGCTATAAAAGACGATGATGAGTTAAAAACTTACATCTCAAATGATGCTGTCGAGATTATCATTGATAAGCCAGTGCAACTCATACTCAAGCCACAAAATTTAGGCAATTATACGGATTCTCTAACACATACGTTCAATTATATTAAACGTAAGATATCCGAGTGTCTAGCTACCGATATTACAGAAGAATAAAAATAGAAATACTTAGCCGATTTGGCTAAGTATTTTTTTATCCATATGTTATATTTAAGCATTCACGTATTGTCTCTAAATCGATATCTTCACCAAAATCATGCTTTATAAAGAAACGTATTTTTTCTTCTATAGGAACTCCCGTGTTAAACACAGTTTCATATTCATTATCAATTTCTATATTATCATTCGGTGTAACATCATTATCATTCGCATTAGCACCATCGATATCTAATTTAACATTATTCGATAACGAATATCTATTTGTTAATATTGATGTATAACTTTCAATACTATTAAAGTCTTTAGGGAAATGAACATGGAGTTTTACCATGTTATAAGTACCTAAATTTATCAAATTATCAATCTTATCTAATTCATCGAGTAACTGTTCCTCATTATTAAATATATCATTTTTTTCTGTGAATATAATATCATTATATTTACGTGCAAATGTATTTTTTATAAATGTATTCGAATCATCGTCTGTATCTATAATATAAAAACCTTTATCAGATTTATTCTCACCAAATTTCCATGATGAAAATGAACCTACATAATGTATATTATCTTTTATTGTAGTATTGATATGATAATGACCAAAATATACTTCTTTATTGCAGGCTTTTTTAAGTTCCGCAGTTGTGAAATATGGTGTAGACCTTTTCACAGTGTTACTTTTTCTAGTTCGACATGCTTCTGTCATAACCTCTTTTATAACACCATGCCCAAATATATAATCATATTTTTTGTCTGAATAAAGATATTCTTTATAGTAGTCATTTTTGTCAAAAATGTATTCTTCAGGTAAATATAGTATAGACAGACCATTTATTAATTCATCCGCTACGGTTTGTATCACTTTTACATCTACACCTGATTTATCAAATAATGATTGAAATATACTATATTGATTACATTCATGTGATGCTGTACCATAAACTATTCTAACAAATGCACCAAATGATTTTGCATAATCTAATACTTTTTCCATAATATACATGGCACTTTTAGCACATTGGTCATTTAAATATAATTTATGGTCAAAGTAATCTCCTAAAATTATAATAAAATCCAATTTAGATAAAGATGTATCGATATATGAGAATAAGCATGAATTATGTTCATATATATTATCGTAATTAGCACCAATATGTTGGTCAGCTAATAATAATCATTATATTCACTATAATTCTCTAATATA